CTCAAAAGCCAACACTGAGGCGATGACCTCAAAAGCCAACACTGAGGCGATGAGCAAGCCAACAACCTTTAACGAATAGAGAACAACATGAAAACCTACTTATGCGAAGAAGAAGGAACGCAGTTCACCGTAAACGCTGCCGACATGGGCGATGCCCGCGAAGCGGCGGGCCTGTACGGCGGGAGCGTCATCAAGGAATTGCAGCCGGAAAGTGAGGCCAACCTAATCGCCGCCGCGCCGGAGCTACTTAACGCGCTGGAAGCCCTGAAGGAATGGGGTTGCACCTACACCAGCCCCAGCGTGGCCGTCACAATCGAGCCGGAGAACTCGCCGCACGATTTACTGGTGGCAGCGGTGGAAGCAATCAACAAAGCGAAGGGAGGCCAGCAATGAGTTACAGAAATTCACAAACGGGACAAGGCTGGGAATTGGATTGGCTGTGCAGTGACCCCTATGCCTACGCCGAGAAAGTGACGCTGAACGGCGTGGAGAGATGGGAAATAATACGCACTGCCGCCCACACGCTGGACGGGTTGAGGGGGTTGGTTGAGCTATGGAAAAACAACGGGCGCAGGGGCGCAGTTATTTATGACGGGCACGCCTGTGGGTTTCCAGTCAATTGGATTCCTGAAGCCTTGGCGGGGGATGCAAAGCGCGCACCCGACAATAGCATGGGAGCGTGCTACGGGCCGAGCCGGTTGGCGTTCGATCACAGCGAGGACAATCCCTTTTTCGGGTTCGATCACGACAACAGAAAGAAAGGAGTTAACCAATGAACTCTGACACACTCCAATACTATCAAGCCACGGCTTCAGAGCCGCGATCACCTCAACAAATAACAGTGATTAGAATGCTACTCGAAAAACATTACGGCCTCGCCGCTGCCCTAGCCTTTGCCGCTGCGGCAATCTCTGCCGCTGCTGCCGCCCCTGCCCCGCCTAAAAATGGCCCTGAACGCGACCTCGTAGCCGCAACGCTGGTTCTGGAGGCCGGAGGTGAGGGCCGCGCCGGTATGGCCGCAGTGTGGCAGACGATTTGGAACCGATGCCATCGGCGGCAGTGGCATAGCCAACCCTACAAAGTGGTGGCCCAGCCATTGCAATTCAGCAGCCTAAACGGGCGCAGCCATGCGGCCAGCATTGCCAAGGCAAAGCGGCATCCAGCGTGGCGCGTGGCCTACGGGCTGGTAGGTGCGCCGCCGACCAGCACGAACGCCAATGGTGCGGATCATTTCCACGCCACCAATATGCGCCGACTGCCCTACTGGGCCAAGGGGCAGCGGCCAGTGGCCCGCATTGGCGGCCATATTTTTTACAAACTGAGCAACCGATAAACATTTAACGAATAAGGAACAATATGGGATACGACGTTAACATGATAGTGGGAGAGGCCAGCGATGACGGTGGCATCTTTGAAGTGGCCACCTTGGACATGAAGAAGATAGGGAGCGGCCCCCTAATGAGTAGGTTGATGGGCCATGACTACGACCATCCTGATTACTGGCTGTATTCAAATCACAATGGATATAAATTCAACAAGGCATTGGCTAAGTCAACAGAAACCACACTGTACTTTAGTGGAGAACGGAAGCCCGACAAGATTGATGAGTTTGTAAATGACTGCTGGGATGACGAGATCAGAGAAGATCGGTACGGCGCAAAGCTAAAGGCTGTGCCTATTGGTGAAGTCATATCATTGCTTCACGAAGAACTCGCACTCCAGCGTGAATACCCATACCGAAGATTTAAGATGGCACTAGCGATACTTGAGGCCGCGAAAAGCGGATGGGGAGATAATAAAAACTTAGTCGTGGTGTTTTATGGCGATTGAAACTGAGCAACCGATAACCCTTTAACGAATAAGGAACAGCATGACTAAACTAACCAACGAAGTAGTCCGCGAGACGGGCACGACTATCAAGGACAGTAAGGGCCACGCCCGCACCTTGACCGTCACGCTTGAGCCTAACGAAAACGGCGACCGAATAATCCTACGCCCCAAGGGATGCAGCATTGACACATTCGCCGTTTCATTAGAGGACATTTGGAAGCTCGCCAATGCACCTCTAAACATTTGCAATGATTGCAACAACGAACTGGACAAACGAACGAAGGAGGAAAGGTAAAATAGAAGGGACTAGCCAAAATGGAAACTGAAACAACTGGAGGAAAAGTAAGATGATTATTTATTCCGTTAAATGGGACGACGACTACGAAGGGCAAGAGGAGTTTTTCAAAACGAAAAAGGAGGCGATTACGTTCGCCGAATCTTATCCTTGGGATGGCGAGGAATACCCCATGAGAATCACAAGGGTTGAGATACCGCGACCCGGCGTTGAGTTGCTTTTCACTGTCATTAAGTCTCAGGGCGGCGGCTATGTTCTGTCGCAAAAAAACATCTGGAAGAATGAGGCCCAAAAGAAACAGGACAAAATGGTTGCAAAACTCGGCTGGGATATTGAATAGAAAGGAATAACAATGCACCCTAACCAACCCCCACAATTCATCACGCTAACCCCGTGGGATAAAGACATCGACCCGCACCCGCATCACATTAACGTGCAATGGATCAAGCAATACTGGAAAGACGCCGAAGGGCGCGGGACATGGCTTCACCTGCTCGGCAACGGGCGCAGCCATAAGCTAATCATAAACGCCGAAGAACTTTACACTGAGTCAGTTGATGAAGTGAAAGAAAAGATTGAGCAAGCCAACAAAGTTTAACGAATAGGGAACAGTTATGAACGAAACAACCAAAGCAGAACTAACCAAGCGTATCGGAGCCAGTCAAGAGGGCGGGGAAAAGGGATTCACACGGCCACTCACCGTCCTGCTGGACAAGGATGATTTCCTGTCCCTGTTCCTGCGAGATGCCATCGAGAGAGCAGACGAGCCTTACGATGTGTACCACTCAATCCAGTACGCGCTAGGCCAGCTTAACTACGCTGCGTTTGCGGCATCAAAGTACGGTGACGAGCTTGAAGCGGAAGAAACGCAGCGTGAACAGGAGGCAATGAAATGAGCCTAAAATATTTGAAAGACCACCTACACGACAGCAATCGGGAGACATTCCTGTTCATTGCGGGAAAGCTCGCGGCCTTTGATGGGCTATGGGATGGCATTGGCGCAACCAACCAGCAGCAAGCCAAGGATTATGACCCCGACAAGGCGCAGCAAATCTATGTCGAGGCTATGGGCACGGAGAATGATGAATGGGTTTTCTTCTGCAACGCAGATGAATCCGTCGAAGTCTCCTACCTGTTCAAGATGGGCGATGATGACGAGCGGTATCGAGAGGACTACACCATGAGCTTGGATGACCTACTGAAATGGGCCAAGACACAGCCACCGAAGCCGCATGAATACGCCAAGTTTGTGCCGCCTGTTGATCCTGAAAACAACTAATCTAAAATAACCCCAACCTACGGGCCGTAAGCTCGTAGGTTTTTTGTGTGCGCTCAATGCGCTCAACACTGCTGGGCACACGCTGCTTTGCCCAGCGCATGAACTTGCGCCTTAACTCTGGCTTCGTCACCATCCCGATGCGGATCGGGTGACGCATCCGCACACTGCTGCGGATGGCAGTCAATTCCATGCCGTCATCCAGCAAACTCTGCTTAATCTCCCGCGCCTCGGCAATGTCACCAGTCAGTAAAGCTTCTTCAAGCTGCTTCTTTTGTTCCGTAAACTCATCCTTGGCAAAGCTGCCGCCGCTGCCTTCAACATCAAGGTCGTGTTCCTCGCCAAAGCGGCGGGCCAGTGTCCGCACAAAGTTGCGGTCGCGTGTGGCGGCATGAACCGGCACAAGGTCAGGCATAACGCGGCGCGTCATGCCCTTGCTAAATCCGTAAAGCTGATTGACCGGCGGCAGGGTGTTAATCCATTTGCCAAGCTCACGCACCGCTGCGTCTCCGTTTAATCCCTGTTGTGCGATGCTGGTCACAGTGTCGCGCAATTGTTTCAGCAGATTCACGGCGGGCGGGGCCAACGGATCGCGCCAGCGTGGCCCACGATCCGTTAACTCGTAAGCCATTGTGCCGTAGTCGCCGAGCAAGCCCAGTCCGCCACTCATCACCATATCTTTCCATACCCGATCCACAATGAGCGCAGCCTTGGTGTCATCGGCGTTGGCGATCTCTTCATTCAGTGCCTCGCGCCGCTCCTTATCCGTCAACCATTCGCGGAGCAGGGAAAGCAACTCGCCGGTCAATGCTGCCGCTGCTGCGAAGCGCAGCACAGGGGCAAAGTCGCGCACCCGTTCCCCGCCCACTTTCGTGCCGTGCGTGGCGGGAAGGATCACGTTCTTTAACAGGTCGCGTCCGCGTTGGAATGTCCAGCGTTGGAACTGGAAGAAAATCTTTGTCGTGCTATCCGGTGAGGCAAGGAACAGTGGGTGTTGGGTGATGCTGTAAGTGTATTGCTTTTCGGCCACCGCTTTGCGGGCGAAATCTTCCTCGGCCTTCACATCCCCAGCCAACAACCCAGCCACGGCGTCACCCTTAATGCCCAGCCGTTTCAATGCTGCCACGCGCTGCTTGAATCGGCGTCCCTCCGGGTTGTTGCGGCTCAAGGATTGCGTGGTACGCAGCCAATGCACACTGGCAACCAGTGTGGTGACGCGGGCGAGGCTGTCCATGCTTCGCTTGAAGGCCAACGCCTTGTTGGTTCCCTCCAATAACAACTTATCAGTGGCGTTAGGATCATTGATTCGCTCGTCCAGCAGCATTGCTTCAACGAAATCTTCGCGCACTGCGCCCAGCCTTAATGCCGCCTCAATATCTGGAGAGCTTTCAAAGTTCTGGAACTGATACCACTTGAAATCGCCGTCCTTAATCCGCAACAGGTTGCGCCCTGCCGCCTTGGTGTGCCCGCCAAAGGTTTGCCACATGGCGCGGGCCGTGTTCAGTGCGCCAAAGGTTTCCGCACTCAAGGCCACGCCACTGGCCACATCGCGGATGGCAGTAAATGGGCCACTCAGGAATCCGCCCGTAGTAAAAGTCTGCAATCGTTGGTAAAATTTATTATTACCCTTGGGCCGAATGCGATACACCGCACCGCGCACCAGCTTTATGAAATCCCGTGTCTCTTGATCGCTGCGCTTGGACGCCTTCAACGCAGTATCAAAGGCATCGTTGCTGGTGTTGGTGCTTTGGCCGAACGCATGAATCTGTGCCGCCCGATCAGCGAAACGGTTCACAAAATTAAAGTAGGTGTCAGGGCTGGTGGAATAGAACTCAGCGGGGAGCCTCATGCCACGCGCCATTTCGGCATTGGCAAGGAATGAAGCCCCGGCCATCTCGCCCTCGTGCTGCATATCCAGCAGCATCTTTTCCGCCTCTTTCGCATCCAGTGCGTAGCCGCCATCCACCAGTGCGCCCTGCAACTTGGCGTACAACTCAGGAAACTTGGCCGGATTATTGATAGCGTCAACCACTTCATCACTGAACACGCGAGGGAAATGTTTGCGGCCCAAGTTCACCATCCTGCGCCACGCGCCATTGGGTAGCTGAACCTTGATGCCGAGGCTGTCCGCCATTGCACCCGTCTGCTCAGAGGTATCGCCCATGATCCGCACCAAGTCCGTTGCGGTATCGCTTAACTCTGCAAGTACAGCGTTAGCCCTAGACTCCGCATCCCGCTGCTCTTGAGCCACGCGCTGATCCAGTTCACGCTTGAGCCTTTGCACCTTGGCGTCAGCATCCGCCACCGCCTGTTGCCGTGCCTCTAGTTCAGTCGGATCAAGGGCGTCCCGTTGGGCGGCGTCACTCTCATCCCGCTTCCGCCGCGCCTTGTCCCGATCCCGTTTGGCCTCTTCCAACTTGCGGCGCAGCGTGTTCGACTCCAAGCTGCCGCCGTAATCTTCCCGCACTGCAAAGTATTCCAACGCCTCCCGATGCGCTTCCACAATCTGCTCTCGGCTCAAAGGCTTGGCCCATTGCCGCATCGTCTCCAGCAACTTACCGCTGAACTCGCCGCGCTTGGCCTCGTACAATTCGATACGATCAGCCAGACCGCCTAGCCCCACACGGCGCAGCTTGTCCGTCCCGCTCCACTCACCGCGCATCAATGCCTTGAACTTCTCCCAAACGGGCACGTTAATGTCTGGCGGGATTGCCTCTTCGCCATCCTTCAAACCCAACACCATCTGTTCCTGCTCGGAAGTTGGGTCAGTGTCCGTCTCGAAGTCTGAATCCGGGGCAGGGGCGGCGTCACCTTCCACCTCACTCTCTCCCTCTGCGAATGCTCTCAGCCGGTCATTCTTTTGGCTGAGTAAAAGTCGAATGTCAGTGTCGATGAACGCAAGGCTGTCGTTCTCGCGGCGCAAAACATTTTCTTCATGCGCGTCACCGATTAAGAACCCGCCATCCTCAAACACGAACCCACCCTCAACGCTGTCCCACTTGCCTCCCAGTGCCTCCAGTACAGCAGTGGATTCAAGAATACTTACCTCATCCCCAACGTGCTTAACATTCGGTTGCGATATAACGGGAAGCAACTGCGGCTTGCCGCCATCAGTCATCACCCCCAGTGGAGTGTCTGATCTCCACGATTTATTATCCTGCCAAACGTATCCTTCCAGCTTGTAGGATTCGTTGGGGAACAGGTAGTTGTGAATTGCCAACCGATGCAGAAATTCGGTTTGGCTGGAATGCATTAAAAGATTGTTAATCTTTGTCCACCGCTGGGTGTCATCATTAAATATAACAATGGACTCAACCCCTCCTCGCTCGCCCTGCGTGCCCCACTCGTCAATGAACTCTTTCTTGTTGGCATCGCTGTAAAGTATTCCTTGCTGCTCGGCCCACTCTGCCAATGCTGCATCCTCTAGCGGGCGGGCTTGCTTTCCGATTGATTGCGCGGCTGAGATTGCGGTTCCCCTTGGCCCGTCCGCGAACTCTTCATGATCTTGTTGTATTGATCGGTGACTTCTTCGTGCGACATTCTCGGCTGCGAGGATTGTGCTTCCCTCCCCGCTTCCACTAATTTCCTGTGCGATTCGTTCAGGTAAGACTTCGGCATTGTATAATCCTTTCTCTAAATTCTCCCGTATGATCTGTTTGTCCAGCTTAACATCGGCGTCAACCCCTTCCCCCTCCGGCGCAGCGGCAAAGTCCTGCGCCCCCGTAATGTCTTTGTCCGCCAGTAAATCCTGCGCCTTTGCTTGTGCCGCCCGCAAGCGTGCGCTATAGGTTTGTGCGCTCTTCACCCCAATGCGCTTGGCTCCTTCACGGGTGCTTGCCCCTTCCGCTGCCACCTCCAACACCTGCTGCTCCTCTGCCGTCAACTGGTCGAACACTTCGCCCAACTGCTCCCGCAACACGCTGCGCCGTGCGCCCATGTCTGCGCCCTCGGCAGTCGCATCCTCCGTGCGCTCGCCCAGTGTCGTGCCTTCGTCGCTCTCCGCTTCCAGTGAAGCATCCACTGCGCCGCCGCCCCGCTTCTGCGCGGTGCTTTTGCGGATTGCATCCACTGCCCCAGCCTTGGCCGAGTTAAATAACTGCGCGGGCTTATCCACATCCACTTTGCCTTCGCGCAAATCCTTGGCCACTCGTTCGGCGGCTGGCCCCTTCAAATCATCCCGCATCTGCGGATCAGCAGCCACGCTGTTAACCGCCTTATTGATAGCCTCCTCAATCGCCGCTTCCTGTTCAGCTGTGTAATCCGTTGCCGGTGCAGCTTCGGGAGCGGCCTTGGCTTTCTGTTTCCTTTGTGCCCTGCCATCCGCCGCCTTCTGTGCCTTCCGCATCTGCCCCAACACCTTCACCGCCTTATCAAGTTCCGCTTGCAACGCCTTGCTCGGCCCGATGCCGCGAATATAGCGCACCAATAATTCGATGAACGCCGTGAGTTTCGGGCGCACCCCTGCCGTGGCCTCAGTAATGGCCCCAAACAATTTGCCTTGAAACGCCATCCGCGTGCCTTCCATGACAATGGATTCCGGCTTCATCGCCACGCCATCCATCTTCGCTTGCCCCATGTAAACCAGTTCGATGCGCTTCTTTTCGTCCGCGTCCATCTCCGCTTCCACGTTGCGAAGGTATTGCTGGCGGAACTCAAGGAATGGAACCGTTTGGCCAGACTCTAACCACTCCTTATGGATGGCGCGGTTCTGTATCTGGTGAAAGATTTCTTCGTTCAGAATGAACGGCACATTCAATGCCTTGATGCGCTGCAAATGTGCCCCGAACACTTCAGGATGGATAACAATCTTATCAAGATTCCCAGCCTCATCCGGTTCAGCAAAGATGCCACTGGTATTGGGATCGCCGCCGGGGCGTAACTCAATGTGCATTGCGCCCTCAGATAGCCCCAGCTTATTCATGGCCTTGGCCATGCCCTTGCTCACCTTGTCCTGCACCAAGGCAACCAAGTCGGAGTCCATGTCTACTCCACCATTGATGAAACGGACACCGCCTACTTCCGTTTCGGCAGTGGTTTCAGCTTCTCCCTGCGCGGCCTCTTGGGTTTCCTCTTGGGCTTCCTGTTGCGCTTGTGCGTCTGGCAATGCCGCATCCCAGTCCGCGCCGATGCCGTCCACTTCGCCGTCACTCTCCAGCGAACCCTTGTCCACCTTCACCACGCCTTCATCGCGCAGTTGTTGCCGCCCAAACTTGCGCCCATCCTGCACCGTGATGGTGTCCGTGTCCGGGTCAAAACCCACCACCTCAAACTTTTCGCCGTTCAAGGTGAACTCATCGCCAACCACTAGCTCCTGTGTGGGTATGGTGTCCTTGGCTGCTGGCCCGTCACCCTCCCGTATCTCCTGCTCAAACTGAATATCCGTTTCCTGCTGCTCCCGTCGCGCTTTGCTTTCAGCGGAAAAGTTGCGGCGGCGCGTGATCGCTTCGCTCACTAAATCTAGGAATCCATCCTCGTCCAGTTCAGTACCGTGTTGCCGATTGTAAAGGTCAACCACTTGGTCAAGATTGCCCTTGCCGTCCTGAACCCGTGTGCCCCACTTGGACTTGCCGGGGTCTTTAACCCCCAAGGTGGATTCAATCTGGTCGTGCGCGTGCCCTGTGGCCAGCTTGCCCGGTCGCCGCCCGCCACCCTTGACGCGAACACTGCGCGGCGGAACCGGGATCGGACTGCCGGTGTCCTCAATCCAATCCAAAACATCCGGCCCCTGCTCCTGCCGTCTGCGTTGTTCTGGCGTCATCGGTTTGCGCTTGGGTTGGGTAGCCTTCGCGTCCTCTTCTGCCGCTACTTCACTCGCCGTCTCAGTTGTTGCCTCGGCATCCTCAAGTGCGTCCAGTTCCGCATCAGCCGCCTCGGCAAAATCATCCATTGGGTCAGCAATCGGGCCAGCAATCGGATCGGTTATCGGTTCAGCAACTGGTTCGACCGTGCGTGTGTCACCAGCCAGAGCGGTTTCCACGGCTGAATCCGTTTCCCCTTCGGCCTCTTGAACCACTGGGAAGGCGTCCGATAAATCAATCCCCGCCTCTGCCGCCTCTGCTTCATGCGCTTCGCGCTCGGCATCTAGTGCTTCGGCAGCGTCTGGCTCTGTGCCCTCCGCTAATTGTTGCCGCATCCGCTCTGCTTGCCGCGCCACCACATCCGCTGTGGAATCATTGCCAGACTCCCGCAGCCGTTGCTCAGAGTTTTCGAGATCGGTGATCTGCTGTTGCAGCCGCCCCTTGCGGCCCACTACCCCAACCAGTAGCCCAAAGAAACCACCCACACTCGCGCCCAAGGTAGCCGAGTGCATCAGATTCTCAAATGCGTCTCGATCTTCTTGATACTTTGCAACGTGTGCTGCGCCAAGGTTCAGCCATGCCGTCTGGAAAGATTCCTGCGCTGCCTCGGTGAGTGCGCCCTGCGCGGTCGTCTTGGTAATGTGCCGCCAGCCTCGGCCCCATGCCCCCTTGGTACTCCGATCAATGCGGCTAAATAACCTTGCCGCCATAGCCGTTGCGCCTAAACTTTCCGTTAAACCGGCGGGCATATTGTGGGCCATGCTCAACCATGCCTGATCCAGTTCCTCTTCGGTCAGCTTGTCTCGCCCCTCGGCCTTGGCCTTGGCCAGCAGGGTTAGGTATGCATCGTTCCAACCCTCCATGCCAGACATCGCCATGCCTTGTGCTGCACCGCCCGCCAACGCCGTTCGGTGCATCGTCTTGGCCACCCCTTGCGCCACTGCGGACTGGTTGGCCGCAGCAGCTTGCGCGGGTGTGATTCGGTATCCCAGCCCAGCTTTTGAGATTGCTGGAGATTGAGCCACCTTCGCCGCATGACGCGCCGCGATTGCCTTTGAGCCACCCAACGCTGACCGCGCTCCCGCCCCAGCACCCTTTGATCCAACTAGATACCCGCCCACTGTGCCCACGCCACCGGCAAAGTCTGCCAGCCAGTGATCCCGATACCGCACACTGGGCGTTGGGGTTATGTAATCTGCCGCATCGCGTATGCTCTTGCCGACAATCCCGTGCAGGAAAGTATCTTCTGGAGTTTCCAACTCCTTGAAGCCACCGCCCAGCTGTAGCTTGCGTTCAAGGTTAAACGCCCAAGTTCCTAATAGTTCTGGCAGTGAGGCTGCTGCCCCTGCCGCATCCCTAGTGAACCGGCCATACATTTCACCGATCAATCCCGTATCATTGGCCTCATCGTAGTGGTAGGCTTGGCGCGGGGCGGGAGTGTCATAATCTAAATAAAGCCCTTTCTCAGCCAACACCCGATCAGCGGGCGACAAGTCCGCCATCGGGTCAGGAAGGGTGTCTAGTTCCGCAATGACTTTATCGGCTGGGGAAGGCATGAGCTAGTCAGTTTAATTTATTCGTTGCGTGCCTTATTTATTTTTAGATTCTCTGGAATACAACGATTGCGCGGCCTTCCATTTACTTTGAACGCCCTTATGCCCCTTCATCTCTTCGCCCATCCGGTTGCGTAGGGCAACCCAGTCCCTGTGTCGTGTTAGGTAGGCAAGCAATTTTTTCTTATCCCCTAAAGACTTTGGCAAATCGGTATATGATTGCGTCTTGGTGTCGCCGGTTTCACTCTTGTACCATAGCCGGTCTGGCCAGTTTTCGATTGGCTTATTAACTAGCTCGGCAGCAAACTGGTTCACACTGTACTCCGTGAAACGGTTCGTTTTGAAGCCGTACTCCCTCGTCTCACCAGTGATGTCGAAGATGGCGTCCTGATATTCCTCGATGGCATCAATAGATTTTTCCATCACATCATCCGCCATTGCGTCCTCACTGTCATCCGCATTCCAGCCCAAGCCATTAACGGGGTCTGTGGAGATACGAATAATTTGCTGCCTTAATCTCAAGCTGGCCCCCTGTGCGTTCATTCTCTTATGAAGTGCTTGGGCGTTATTTAGCACCTCATGCTCGGCTGGCCCCCCCGGAGGGTTGGGCTGCCCAGTGAACGGATTTATTTCTCCCTCATTACCGTGGCGGGCGTTTGTTTGATCGCCAGTAAAGTTAGCTGGATCACCCGTGTTCGCGCCCGTGTTGCGTGATGAGCCACTGGCAGCATCAAACAATAATTTACCATTCCTCACAGTGGCAAACTTCCATTCACCACTATTGGCGTCTTGCCCGAAAACACGTTGCCCCTCGCTAACGCCAAGTTCTCTGGCTTGCTGTTCATTGATGAACGGGGAAAGAATCGCTACATCTTCCATCCCCACTGCGGATAGAGCATATTCATACGCCTTATTAGGTGCATGGCCGAGGTCGATGCGTTGTTTCGCTATCTCATGCAAACGAACTGCTCGTTTTTCCTGATACGGATCAGCCATGAACTCAAGTTTGCCATCCTTTTGGGAACGCGGTATCAAGCCAAAGTCAGCAGCTTCATCCACCTTTGCCGCCTTAACTGCTGCGGCACGCCGCTGAAGCATCTGCTTGGCAACCTCGCGCCCGTCCGGGTTCAGGATGGTTTGTCCATTGTAGTCGCTAAAGTATCGCCCGTGAGACGTAGCCCCAGCGGAAGGCTTGTAGATGCTGCCGTGCCTGTTCTCACGAATCTCGCGCTGCTCGGCGGGTGTAAGCTGATCCCATAGCGGTTTAGACTTTATCATCTCTTGGCGCAACTGGTATCCAGCATGGGTTAGTTCTCCATTGTTTTCGCGGAGCAAGTACAACCCACTTTGTGGATCGCGGATATTCAATATGCCGGTGTAGGCTTGGCCCAGCGCGACATCTTCCTTGCGGTATTGATTGTTTCTAGCTGTTTCATTGAGGCGTTCCTGCGTTGCACCAAAAGTATAATCCCCATACTGCTTCGTCCCGCGCCGTTCAGCCACATACCGAGTTAGCTTGGCTCGCTGCGCTGGGTGCGTAATGGAAACCGGCGGCACATAGTTGGCCAGTTGTTCTTCGGTAAGGTCTTGCAATAGGGTGAGTTGTTCAGTCACTGCGCCCTGCTCACTTTGATACTTCTCTTGATCTCTGGCTTGTGATGCTAGGGATTGAGCCGCCTCAGTCTGCTGAATCGCAGCCCTAGAAATATCGTAACCCCTTGCCGTGTTCATCAGCGACTGCGCTTCGCGTTGCAGTGGGCGCAGCTTGCGGAAATGCTCAAGGTCATCCTCGCCCTGCCTAACTCTCAAATCCATAAGGTTTACACGATCTTCCATCGTTTGATCGTTGTAATTGTTTTGCAGTTCACGGGCGCGATTCACTAGATTGATGCCCTCAATCCTTGCGTCTTTTGAGCTTACGTTGTAGTCCGTGATCGCATCCCGATACGCCGTGTTGCTCGCCATATCCGCCATCTTCAGCGGGTGCATATCTGCACTTTGACTCATCGCTTGCTGCCTCGCCTCCATCCCTTGCTGTTTCGCCGCAGCGTCCTGCTTCCGCGAGGCAAAACTTTGTCCCTGCGCCATGCCTCTAGCAAAAGATTCAGCCGGATCAGCCGGTTTGCCCAGCCACGGCATATCGCTTAATGAAATGTTTCCAAGTGCCATATTATTAATCCTTACATTGAGTAGTCTGCTTCCCTGATGTTCAGTGTGCGGCCCTCATTTCCCCAATTAGTCAGAGGCCGGAACGGGTAACTCATGTCAAAACCGCTGGGGCCACTAGGCGCACCGCTAATGTCTGTGCGTGGCGCAACGGCTGGCTGAGAATACCAAGACAAATCAGGGATGGATGGTTGAGCGGCTGGCCCTGACTGCGCTGGTGTACCCCACCACGGGTCGTTCATCATCATGGCTGGCGCAGGAGCAGCAGGAGCAGAGTAAGGCACGGAGTATGAAGTGCCAAAGTTTTGCGGGTAACTCATGCCGAAGGGAGCAACCACCGGCCCCGGCGCAGCGACTTGCGGCACAGCAGCTTGCTGTCTGCCACCAATCGCATTGGCCATCGCCATCGTTCCTGCGTAGCCAAAGCCAATGCCCGCCGCTTGCATCCCGGTATTAAGCAATCCGCTAAACCTCGGATCAGGCGCAGCCGCCACCTTCGCCGCCAGATAATCGCGTGTCCATTTGGTGTCGCGCTCTTGGGTCTTGTGCGCGAGGCGTTGGGTCGGGGAGAAGAACATATCTGTTACGCTCATCGGCCTTGCCATGGCTGTGCCGACTTGCTGGTTGATGAAGTCCCGCGCCATGCCGAGGCCGCGCTGCTTCATGTCGAGGCTGGTGAGTCCATAGTTCCTTAACTCATTAAACTTCACCGCCTGACTGCCAGTTGTGCCGGTACGAATACCACGCGCTGCTGCCCGATCCGCGATCTTGTCCGCCACATCACCGGGCACGCGCCCTCCAAGGAAGTCATCAACCACATTGCGCTGACTCCCCACAAGACTGTCATACCCGCTGATCGCCCGCCGCAACCCTTGCTCCAATGCTTCCTGATCTGCCGCCTGTTGCGCCAGTGCCAGAGACTTCGCCTTACCGACAACACGGGTGTTCGCGTCGATTGCGCCTTCCTGCTCCTTGTCGATGTCCACGCCAACAAAGGCTGGTACGTTAACCTTCTTGCCGAATAATTTACTGAGTAGTCCCATAACGTATCCTTAAATCAAGTTAGCCACACCGCCGCCACCGAAGGTGGATGTGTTCTGGAAGCGCGGAATCGCCGCTGCCCCATCACCCAAGTAGTGCATTAGCTGCTCCTCAAGCAGCTTCACTGCTCGACCTTCATACATCGCAGCCTCTTGCGGCAGATTCTTTTCAGCCTTATCAATGCTCATCACCATCTCCTTGATCGCGGCCTCATGGCTGATAATGAGCCAGTCCGTGTCGTTGGCTACCGGGATGAAGCGCATCTTGCCAACAACAGTGACAGTCTTCGTGGAAGTGTCGGGCAGTCCGGGGATTAAACTGCGCCGGTACGATGGCCGCGTCTCACTCGGTTCATAGGTTGCAATGGCCCGCTCCGTGGTGGTGCTAGTGTCGTATTCCTTGACGGTTATGTTTCCCTCGGTCTTGGGTTTCTGCGCCGCTACAAGTTCCGTAAATATATTTAGCGTCTCACCGTAGCTGCTCGTCAACGTGACGTATTCACCGTCGATATAGCTGCCATCCTCCAGCGTGCGAACCCAATCGCCGTTCTGATCGTACCCCTGCAACAACACTTTCTTGCCAGCATCCGCCGACACCGCCGTGTGCAATCGAAGCCGCTTGTTGCTGCCGTCAATGTCGCTAAACACCGCCGCTTCACCACGGTCAATCAGAGTTAAATCATCGCCATCCGCGCTGTCGCGCAACCCCGGCCCGTTCTCAAGAAACTCATACCACTCGTTCCGAACGATTCCCGGCGTGTCACTAACCGCCACCGCCTCAATCGTCTCAAGCTGGCGTGGCCATGTGATTGTGCCGTTGCTTGTGGCTACCGCATACTTGGCGTAAGTGCCCACCCACTTGCCTTTGTAAAGAAGTCGCTCTTGAGCCTCGTTCACATAACCAACTACCCGCGCATCAGTGCTGCCCATTGAAAGCACCGTCGCGATGTTCTTCCTGATGTCGCCTAGCGTGAGTTTCATTTCGCTTTAATAATAAAGTTCACCACGATAAAGGGCGGCATATTCTCATGGCTACCCCCGCCGCCAGTGTCTTCGGTGTACCCCCAGCTTTGCTGATCCGTTGAATTGCCCATGCCGCCGCTGCCGCCACCTGTCTCCCAAGTGGAGGAACGTATTTCATGGTTGTGCTCGGGTATCTGAGCCGTGGTTAAGGTCACTGACTCTTCGCCGCCCGTGTCATTCAGTGAACGGTTCGTCAGGCCGGTTCCGCCATCGCCCATTCCTACCGGCACACGGCTCCGCAGGTCAGGCAACTGCCCAGCCGCGCCGTAGGTGCTGCCCAGCACCGTGTCCAGTGCCGGGTAAGTCGAGGTGTCAAAGGTGCCGCCATTGCAGAGCAACCAGTTCGTTGGGGCCGTGCCGCCTCCGTACATGATGATGGCCCCCACCGGAGTAAGGCTGGAGGGCAGTGCCGTCTCAGGCACGGGCACATCTTCCCAAGCCGTGTTCGACCCGTTGTACCAGTGCCAGCCTTCAGGTACGCAGGTCGATGCGTTCTGCTTGAGCCACAACTTATTCTGGTCGCCAGCCGCAGGAGTGTCATCGCCAGCGGTAAACGCTGCCATGTTCCCGGTCAGGCTTCCTGTAGTTTGACTGATAAACTCTTCGTAAGTCGTTTGCAGAGAGTTATGGCAGAATCCGCTGGTCAATGTTCCCGATGACAGCGTTACCGTTTGGCTGTTGTTAATGTTGCTACAATTACCCATGTTAAATCCTATTGATTTGTTGTTGACGATACACCACTGAGGCAGTCACACGCAATCGCCTTGGAGGTGCTGTCCATATCGACGTTGGCGTAAGGTTCTTCCTGTGTCTCCCTTGCGTTCAGCCGAAATAACTTCACCCGTGCGTGTCCCGTCCACTTGAGACGCGCCGCAAATTCCCATCCGTAATTGAACGGCTTGCCCGTGGCCGGTTCCTCCGACTGCGAAGGCTTACCTAGTCGCATCCGTGGGCGGTACTGCTTCTGGTAGTCTACTAGACTCTCGCAGTCCGAGGCTTGGTACTCAGCAATCACGCTCCAGTCCTGCCAGCTAATCCAGCAGGGGTACTGGTCAGGATGAAAGTCCGCATGGAAGGTGACTGTGCCGCCGGTCACTTGATCCATCCACAAATCGCCGCTCTCCAGCACCTTCGCCGCACCGGCAGTCCCGAAGTCAAAGGAGGGAGTCTCCAGTTCAGATGTAATCTTATACTCGGTAGTCCCGTCGATGTCCTCAATCTCGTCGCCTTCATTGGTTAGTTCCCATATCTCTGTATCTCCGTCGGCGTTGCGAACAAAGGCAAAGCATCGTTCCACGCCATCAAACCTACCTTTAACCAGTTGCAGGAACTCCATGTTATGCGTGGTGCTGCCGCGAGTAATATCTAGCGTCCAGAATCCGTCATAGGCAGGTGGCGCGTTGCCGCTTAACCCGCTGATTAAATCAAAGTCCAGTGCCATCAACCCCTTGTAGCCAATTCCAGTGCTGCTGTTGTGGCTGCTCTGCGCCGTCAGCAGGTAGCGGTTGTCGAATAGAACACCGCTGGTGTACTGAAGATATTTCGGTTCATCATACTTAATGATCCGGTGCATCTCTCGGCTCATGGGAGTATTCCCAAGGCTTTGGAAGTCACGAACAGCCTGTATGATAGACCGCACCCCGTCACGGCTCCGCATATAAATATCGCCGTTAACCAGTTCTGTGCTGAAATGGCCCATCGCCCCGTTATGAATCAACACCACCCGTTGCTGCGGGTCGCTCACTGCAAACCAGTCATAACGATCCGCTGGAACCACCACGCTATAGGCCGCGTCACTGGTCATCACCATCAGTTCGCCCTGCCCCATCGCCGTGTTCGGTGAGGCTACGAATCGCATCGCCGTAATGTTTCCGCTGGCGGTCGGAACAGTGAACGCACCGCCGCCAGCCAGATAATTGTTTTCCGTGAACTTCAGAACCCCGTTGCTGCCGCCCACAATGTCACCGGCAATGAAGTTTCGGCCCTGCGCCACCCATAACCGGCCCTGCCCGTAGGCCATCGGGCCAGTGCCAACCGGCACCTCGTTAGCACTGCTGCTCGCATGACGACTGCTGCTGCCGTCCCAAATAAACGGAGCCGTGCTACCGTCTTGAACTATGAGGTACTGCTCGGCCTGTACCATGTGAACCCGCTCCCGGCTCACACTCATCGTGGTGTCGCTGCTGCCGTCGTTGTAGGTGATGTCGCTTACCGCCCAGTCTGTCCCGGTGCTTGGGGGAGTCAGCGTGTAAGTCCTCCCTGCGACCACCGCCACCAGTTGACCGTCACTATAGTCAAAGTAACCGGCCCCCTGAAAGCGGTTGGTCGTGAGGGCAGTGGTGGCCGAGCCAGTCGCTAATGAAATGCGCTTGAATCCCGGTCGGGTCTTGGCGTAGCCACCACGGAAGGTCACGTTCTGCGAGTACGCGCACTGGTTGCGCCCGATGGTCGATGGCGAGCGGCCACTATCCATCCCCCCTGAGAGGGACGTAATGCCATCCACCATTCGACCTCGATCAACTATCGCCATTACTTCGTTGCTTTCTTTTCAGTCTTGATGAGGAACGGGTACAGTTTGCTTTCGCCGCTGCCCTTACCATCCCCCTCGCTCGGCCCCTCAATCGGGAGGTTTTCAATTTCTTTCATTGTTACAGGCAGATTAGGATTCATCGCCCACTCCACCTTGTTGTCTTCGCTCCACTTCCACATCCGAGCCACCGGCACACATAAGTTGTAGTCACTGCCAGCACCACGCACGATCATGCCAATATATTTTCCCGCATCATTGGCCATGACGCCGCCACTGCTGCCCGGATAAGCCGGGGCCGTGGTCTGCATGAACGGAACCTTGAACAGAATGCGCCCGTGCGCGGACAACACCCCCTCGCTGTATGAGTTGCTGCCATCCCCGCCAAGGAAGCTGCCGCAATGATGGATATGCGTCCCGATGCGCGGCAACTTGCCGTCCTTCGGATAGAACTCCGTGGTCGCGTCCGCCTTGAAATCCTCACTCAAGACCAGCATCAGGCACAGGTCATGCTTGTTGGCAGGGGAGTAGCGGATGATCTTCGCATCCACCACCACCTCACCCGTGCGACGGCCATCCTTGTTCCGCAGTTCGCGCACCAGCTTCGGGTCTTCAAAGGTGATCTGCTTGGTCGGCTTGCCGCTCACGATGCGTTCCTCCACTTTGCGAAGATGCTCCACTACATGACCGGCACTCCAGCAGAACCACACATCCTTCCCGTCCACCTTGCGAACGTACAGGTTGCCGCTCCCCTCGGCCTTCTGGTATCCCAGTTCCGCCCGGACAGTGACGCTAATCTTGTTAAGGTACTCGGGAACGTACCGTTCCGCCGCTTCAAGGGCCATTCCCCCAAGCAGCACGATGGATGCAAGTATGGCTTTCATGTTTTGATTAAAAATTTCAGGGCCAGCCACGGACTCATGTTGTCATGCGAGTCGCCGTCGCCAGTGTTGTTAATAGTTATATTGGAAAAGCCGTTGCTGATCGTGATGCCTGTCGTATTGCTGTCTAGGCTTATCCCCGTTGTTCCGCTGTCAATTATGATGTCTTCAACATCCTGACTCTCCGTAGTTAAACTTGTTGAATTAGTGTCGCCAATGTCGTAGTAGCCTGTGTTTCCCCAGCTATTTTCATTTAACGCAGTTAGGACGGTCTGCGATGAAGACCCACCCTCGAAATAGATCGTAGTATCATCGACCGAATACTCATTCGTGGAGTGCTGGTGGTTTGAATTACTTATGCTATGGGTGTGTCCGTTGATAGAATGTGTGTGCCCGCTGGAGTCAGTAACGTCATGCGTGTGCCCGCTGTCGTTTAAGGTGTGGCTATGCCCGCTGTCGCTCAATGAATGACTGTGCCCACTGTCAGTCGCCGTGTGGCCATGCGCCGGTAACTGCGCCGTTGTCAGTTCCACCCCCTCAACGCCGCCCGTGTTGCCCTGCGATCTTGCCGTGAGGTTGCTGCCCGTGCCCGCACCCAACGGCATACGCCCACGCAGGTCAGGCAACAGGCTGCGCCCGTTGCTGCCCGTGCCGTACAAGCCGTTGAGTACCGTATTCAGGTCTGAGTAACTTGCATCCACTTCATCTCCATTGCATTCAAGCCACCCCGCCGGGAGGCTGGCCCCGCCATAGCTGATGACGGTTCCAACCGGACTCCCTGCGTTTTCTCCAGCTAAATCCGCTAACTCAACAGCGTTCTGTCCCTGCAACTGAGCGTACAACTTGCCATCCTTGGCAAAGATTTGCGCCTGATTGCTGCCTGTCGGCCCCACATCATGCGAGGCGTTCAGGTTGGTCACGCTGACTCGTCGTACTAGCATCTATTCTCCACCCGTGTTGTCCAAAATTTTATTGATTAGTTTTGATATTTATATTTAGCGATGACGATTCCGCTACCCCCGCCGTGGTAGCCACTGGTTGTGCCTGATCCGCCATTGCCGGTGTTTGCTGCGCCGTTCCCACCGCCATACCCCGCACCGCCCGCTGCATACGTTACGGAGCTACCAGTGATGCTGTTACTGGTGCCGGGGCCAGCCTCATACCAAGTGGAGGGTGTTCCTGATGATCCGCCACCGCCGGCACCGCGCGTGTCACTGGAGCCGTCGTGATCTGCACCCGCATATCCCTCAACAGGCGAATAGCTGCCGGAATTGCCGCTGCCGCCGCTGGCACTGTTAATCCAGCCGCCGCCGCCGCTGGCACCGCTCGAAGGATCATTGTTATAGCCACCGCCAGCCCCACCACCGGATGCGCTAACGCCGTCGATTGATGATGCCTCGCCATTTTCATCACCCCCGGTTCCCCAACCGCCAACGACCACGGCATAGGTCGCTGCGCCGGATGTGGGGGAGTGGGCGGAAATAGATCGGTATCCCCCAGCCCCGCCGCCCGCGCCATTTGCGTAGCCAGAATATGCCTGTCCACTGCTGCCGCCGCCGCCAACCACTAACAACTCCACAGTATTACTGCCGCTGGCATTTCCGGCGTCAGTGATTACAAAGCTACCGTCTGCGGTAAAAGTGTGTACTTTGTAGTCTCCGCTGGTTGTCACTGAGCCGCCCGTAGCCGCAATATATTCCGCGCCGCTCGCCCCGCTACCAAACCGATATGGATTTATGATTTGCGACATCTCTAACTCCACTCACCGAGTACCCAAACTTTCAAGCCGCGAGCCGCGCTGTCAGGCGATGAACTGCTCGGAATGTCAACCACCAAGAATCCATCCTCAGCAGCCGTGTAAGTGCTCTGCGATCCACCACTGCCGTCCGTGAAGGTGGTGATGTTATTTTTGTAATCGCTGGTCGCAATCGTCAGGGCCGAAGAAGTCGTGAAAATGCTCGCCGCACTATTCGGATTGCTCGCGTGATACTTCACGTTCACCTGCACCCCGCCGCTGCTTCCCGCCTCGGTGAGGCTGGCTTTGACTTCCTTGATCGTCAGCCCCTTGGGCACCATCACCGTGGCGCATTCACCCTCAGTCAATGCCGAAGTCTCGTCACTGCACGCTATGCCGATCTCTGCTGGGCCGCCCGACCACGAAACATTGCCACTCCCATCCGTTTTTAAAACTTGATCCGCGCTGCCGCCGGAACCATTCAACTTCAGCTTTTCAGATTTAAGGTCGAGCGTGCCGTCATCAGTAAAACGTCCAGCCTCAGTGCCATCGACCTTGAAGTTGATTATGGAACTGCCCTGAGCGGAGCCGTGGTCGGCGTCCAAGGTAATGTTCCCAGACCCGAAGTTAATCTTCGCAGAACCACCATCGCTATCATCGCCACGGATCACGGGAGACGAACTGGATAAATGCAGGAGATCGCTGGGAGCAGTGCCGATGCCGAGTCGTTGAGAATTATCGATAATAACGCCCGTAGCTGTGTTTGTACCACTATTGCTTACATCTTTCTCGGATCGCGACACTTCGTTCCAAGCGGAGCCATCCCAGATGAATGTATAATATCGCGAATACCCGTCCTCTGGCGCGACAAGTGCTGCGGTGGTGCGGAACGTGCTGACCGGAGTCCCGGCACTGATGGCTCCCCCACTGGCGTTCTTTATGCGGATGGTTATCATCTGGCCCGGAACGAGATACCCTGCCGAACCGTGCCTGTACGAGAGCGTCCAGCCTGAACCGCTCGTTGGCGAAATCTCGTAAATCGTATGGCCATTGCCCGCACCAGTGTGGCCGAGGATCAGTACATTTCCAGCAGTCCATGTCACTGGAATTACTCCCGGCGCACTGTCGTTTACGATTCGTGTAACATTACTGGTATCTGTATAATTTCTGCCTAAATTTATCGTGCTGTCAGAGTCTACGTCGAAAAACAATGCAGCACTCCTGATGTAAAGACCCTCGCAGTTGACTAGGTTTGTGTTTTCGAGTTCAGCAACCGCAGTCACTGTTCCCCCGCAGTTCCAGTGCCCGCCGGTCACTGTAAAGTTTTTAACATTTTTAAGTTTCAACGCTCTGTCAGAGGTCGCACTTGCGACCGAGTAATCCCATTCAATATCCCGAATGGACAGGCTATTGATCGTGACAGTTGCAGCGGTGTCGGTTGTGTCGATGATGGTTAATTCACTGCCCTGCTGGTTAAAAGTGCAGTTCTCGATTACTACATTGTCAACCGTTTCGTCCTTAACGTAGAGGACGGTCATTGCTTGCGTTGAAGTAGATTCAAAAATTGAGCGTCCACCGAAATAGAATGGAGTAATTCCGTTTGAAGAACTCTGT